GCCATGACCATCAGCTTGATGGCATCAGCGCACGGAGGAATAAGGTAGTCATTGACGCTCGTCGCGTTGATATGACGCATCTTCGCCATCACAGTTACCGGCTTGTCCTCATCATTTTTGCAACGGTCAGCGAGGTAACTGCGACGATACTGCGGCAAAGTTTCATCAGGGTCGTAAACTGCCAGATCCGTTTCCAGAGCAGTCGTCGCATCGTACTCGTACAAGCGGCTGACCGTGTTCGTGGCCCCACGAATGACGCCGGTCAGTTCTGTAAATTTCTTGGTAGACTGAACGTACGGCAAAGCGAGCGTCAGCTTTTCTCCGTCAATCCACGCGCCACCGGATTGCGTTCGAATCCACTGACCGTTCTGATCAACACCTTGCAGCGTAATGGTTTTGCCGACATCCGAAGCGTCGCCAGGGTAGACTCGAAGATAGCTGTTAGTACCGCCAGACATGTCGCGGTAAGAAACCACAGTACCACGATCAATAAGCTGCTTCCCAACGCACACTTGATTGCCATTGAGAAGTCCATATCCGGTTTCCTGAAACTCGAACCATTGATTGCGAACCGTTCCGACTCCGCAGCAGTCAGCTACAGCCTCGATGGTTTCGATCTGTCGCGGCCAAGTGATGCAGCCACCTACGGTGTGAATCGTGAAGCGTCCGTACGCTCCAGCCCACAACCCTTTGTGTAGAAGCCTTCGACACGCCTGATTGATGTAATCATAAACGCGCTGATCATCGACACATGTGCCGATGACCCGAGCGATTGTGGAGCGAATGTCCTGAACGATTAGCTTCATTTGGTGTAGTAGACTCGGGCAGTTCGCTTGATGAAGTAAACACCGTAGAACGGCGGCAGGTTGTTGTGGCCAACAGCATTCTGGCTGTCATTCCCAGTCTTGTCGGAAGTAGTCGTTCCGATATCGCCGGTCGTGATGCTAGGCCCAGCGCCACCGCCACCGCTTCCAGCAGCACCTTGAAGAATCTGCGTCGGGTACGACCCAAGTCCGCTCCACGACTTGTTGACGAGGTAGTAATCGTCGTTTGCCGGTGCAATCAGTTGAGCGACACCGTGAGTGTGTTCGTTGAATGCAGTTTCGGGAACTGTCAGCGTGTGCTTGTCCTCGCCAACAACGGAAGTTGTGGTGGTAGTTCCTTGAACCGAAACAGCTCCGCTTGCCGCAAAAGAACCGACGCCAACCGGAAAACGAGCCTCAAACAACGTGTCAATCATCCACATTGGGCCAGTAACGTCCGTGGCGGTTGCAGTACCGTCGCCACCGTCGTACGAAAGAAGATCGGTCGGTGTTCCTACAAAGATGCGACGATCAAATCCGTTTGGAGCAACAGGATTCTTGCTTGTCCACCGTCCCTGATTGAAAACCCACCAGTTTCCATCGTTGTCCAGCCACGGATAAATCTGGTTGTTCAGCGCAGGAACAGTCGGACCAAAGTTGAAGAACGAGTTTCCAATCGCGCTGTTAAACGTAGCTTGCGTGCCGCCGATGATATCGTTGGCCAACTGTTGGTAGTTGGACGGACAATAATTGTACGGAAGGCTTGGAGCTGTGAGCGTGATGAGCGTTAGATTTGCCATACTATTCCGATGAGTAGAGAAGTGGATTTATGTCGCAACCTTCAAGAATCTTGCACCCCTGGAACGTCCTGCACTCGCCAACGGCAGATTCCTGAACGTCGTAAGCGTGAACTCGAATGCTCTTGATGCGGCAGTAACCGGAAATCGAGATGTTAAGCTGAACCTCGTAAAGATTCCTGGTTGGAGTGCTGATCGTGGAATTACACGGGATATCCGTGGGAGTCGGAAGCCGCATCTTCGGCCTGTACTGAGGCTGAAAGTTGCTTATCGGACAAAGGTTATCACACTGCGTCGTAATCGCGCACTCACTCCATTCCGCCCACTCAAGCCAGCTAGGGTATTGGTCGGGGCGATACTCCACGTTAAATCCGACGTTGCCATCTAGCGAGTCGATGAAAATGTCGCCCGAATCGAGCTTCTTCAATCCGAACGGAAGTTCGAAATTGTAGGCGCGAGTCTGTACCAGCCATTGAATCTCCTTCTTTGGATCGGATAGATTCGAATCGAACTTGCTGGTCTTGCTGACCTCCCAAATCTGAATCGTGTTGTCCGATCCGCGAGCGATTGCGAAACAAGCGTCTCCGTAAGCGTTCTCAGTCTTGAGAATCTGCAACACATCCAATCCGGTCCAGATTCCAGCCCAAGCAGGAGGAAATTTTTTCCTCAGCGAGGTAATCAGATCGAAATCAAGAACCATCAACGCCTTGTGGATAACTCCGTCAGCCCTGTAACGAGGCTGTCCAGTCATCAGCAGACGGTTGTCGAACACGACCGCAGAACTGGCCCACAGCAAATTCGTCTGATCGTTCTCTGCGATGTTTAAGATTTCGTTGCTGATGGGTGTATTTCCCCAATCGTTGAACGAACGACGAGCGATGATGAACGAGCGAACTCCATCGACAGCTCGGTAGAAAACGTCTCCGTTAACCGTGATGGCAGACCTAGAGCCAAGCGCGCCACTGGTCAGCAAGCTGATAGCCTGAATCGGATAATTCAGGTTCTTCCAAGTATCACGATCTACTGGAGCTTGGATGCTGAAGACGTATCGCGGAGTGAAGACGAGAAGCGGCCCTTGCCCAAGCGACGTATCTGGATTGCCGGGGACGGCCATTGCCGTGATGCCTCCTGAATCCGACGGAACCGCGAAGTCTCCGCCCTCATTAAGGAAGGTGTTCTCGGTTTCCTTGAGAACACTGGCTCGCGTTCCATCCCCATAAACGATGTCAGTCGCTCGAAACGAAAACCCGTCAGGAAGCGCGTACCAGATGCGTCCATTGACGTAAGACATCATCTTGCCGCACTTGATTTCGTCGTCCGCAGCTCGGCGCAGATTTGTTCCGTTGAAAATCAATGGCCTGCTGAATCCATCTTGAATGACGACAAAGTTCTCCGCTTGAACCATCCATCCATCAAGCAGGTTGGAAGGATTCTCAAGGCTCGGAGAAACCGTCAAATTCTGGGCGTTATTTTGAAGGCAGTCGTAAAGCCACACTTTACCACTGATCAGCATCAGAATGAACGTGCGGCCATTGTCAGCAATGTATGGAAGCGCGCACTGGAACGTGCCGGTCAAGCTCTGAGGACCGTAACAATTTTCCGACCATCCATCAGCCGTCACGTTGGTCTGATCTGCCGTAATCTCAGCATTGTCCGCTGTAATCGTGGCGCAGAGATTGTAATCCTTCTGAATGAAGCCGGGACGAGGAGAAATGAAACTCTGCCGGAAGCTGGCATTCACCGCAAACGCCACCTGATTCTTATCCACCTCAGACGGCATGACACCGGCATCAATGCCACCTTCAAAGGTGACAGATCCGTCCGTGTACCTTCGTGGTGCGCGTTCGCTCATGGTTTAAGCCTGAATACGCTGGACAGAGAATGAGGAGCCGGTTTCGACGCTTACATCGTGTGAAGTTGTCTGAATTAAGATGTCGTAGTAATCGCCAACTACAGACGCCTGATCGACGTAAGAAAACGACACAGCAGGCAACGATTGTGGGGATGCGTTAGTGGCGTTGAAATCAAGCGTTTGAAAGATGTTTGACCCATTTTTCCGCAAGAAAACAACAACCCGAGCAACGCCGCCACTACCAAGAAGATTGAACAGACCTTCAATTTTGTAGTATCCAGTGTACGGAACCACAAATCGACCAGTCGCAGCGACAAAGCCTGAAGACGGATCTAGGTTTGCCCAAGATCCAGCAGGAAAGTCCGTGAGGCTAAACGGATTCTTGGTCGTTGCAGCTACGATCAAGTTGCTGCCGGTCAATCTCCGAGTAAACGTGACGTAGTTGAACGAAGATCCTGCGGTTGTGGCAGCGATAGTAATCGTTCCAGCGCCAGGAGTAATCGTGACGTTCGAACCAGCGGTCAGACTTGCCAACGTGTATCCAGAACCGTTGCCAATGAGAAGTTGGCCATTGGTTGGAGTAGAGGACAGATTTGTTCCGCCCTTTGCAATCGGAAGAACCCCACTGATTTCCGCTACAGGAACAGAAGCAACAGTCGAAACAGCACCAAATCCACCAGATCCTTGAGTTTTAAGATAACCAGCAGATAGGGAATCAAGAGCTGTGGCGCTCGGAATCGAGGCATCAGGAATTCGAACAATGTACGTCCCAGCGGACGATGCACCTCCAGCAGCACCTGCCGGACCTTGAGGACCAACCGCTCCCGCAAGAGTGATGAGTGAACCAGCGGGGATGAGCGTGGTCGGAATAGCATTCGGGATGCTCAAGACTCCAGCAGCCGGATTCTGCAACGTCAATCGAAGCCCATCGACCGACGTAACCTGCATGTATCCAAGACCTTGAACCGAGACAAAGAACTGTCCGGCGACAGATTCTGGAAGGAAGTCAGACGCCGTAACGTACGCGAAAACGCTCGCGCCAAGAGCGGGAACAAAAAACGAGGCTGTCGTGTAGGTGAACGAATCGATTCCGTTCGTGCCATTCGTACCGTTGGCTCCCGCAGCCCCTTGAGGGCCAGGGATATTCACGACTACCGGCTCGGAGTCGCAAGGCTGGCAACAGCCGGATGAAGAAACAAGTTGCGACGGCATAATTTTCCTTTCGCAGAACCTCAAGTCCAGCGAGAACTATTGCAAGGCCAAACTATGGCAGAGCAAGCGTCCGAGCATCAACTTATTCAGCACAAGTATGGAATTCGTTCTCCGGTCAAGATTCCCGACCTTGAGCTAGAACTTTACGCATTCCGAAACCGACTCCAACCAAACGAGGGCGGATTAGGCACTTTCGATCATTTTCGTAACGCCACGAAAATGTTATGGCCGAAGATGAGTTGGAACCCGTGGCTGGAGGCTCAAGTCGAAAGTCTCTGCGAACATGACTACGTTGGCTGGGCGGGATGCGGCGCGTCCGGCAAGACGTTCGGGGCGACACTTTTCGCAACAGTCTGGTGGCTATCTAACCCCGCAAAATCGACCGTCGTCCTCACATCCACAACGGCGAAAATGATTCGCAAGCGTATGTGGGCCAATCTTCAGGATCTTGTTCGGAAATCGCGCGGATTCCCCGGCAACATGGTCGATTCGAAAATGGCGCTTCAGGCTATCAAAGGCGACGACCGTCATTCGATTTCGGCCATTGCCGTCGCCGAAGGCAACACATCGAAGGCAGTGGCCAACATCCAGGGTATTCACGCCGAGCGGGTGATGGTCATCATTGACGAAGCGACGGATACGCCCGAAGCAGCTTTCGAGGCTTGTACCAACCTTTCCAAAGGTTGCCGCGAGTTCAAGATGTTGGTCATCGGTAATCCGGCATCGAAGTACGACCCACACGGTCGATTCTG